ATTGGTTTACAAAATATATGACGGTAAATCGTCAATATTTATAATTAGTTCACCCTTTGGTAAATTGCTTTTTTGACACAAGAATTTGCTAAATTCTGGGCGGTCAAGTTGGGCAGTAGGTGTGTGATTGTGGACACATCTGGCAATCATTTTATACAATTTAAAATCAGGGTAGCGGTCAGTGCCATTGTTTTTATACAACATGTTTATACCCTTATCATCTAAACACCACTCGACGATCAATCGTTTAACTGGGTCTGCGCACTTGGACAATTTGTTAATTTCTTCAGTGTCCTCAACCACGTAATCAAATATAGAACAGGCTAGGCGGCATAAATCGAAACTGTAGTTTGGTTCCAATCTCGGCTTCTTTTCATTCAAATAAGGTTCTGTATTATACTGAGTTGCCGCGTCGCCGCCAGTTTGGAAACTGTCACTGCAGAACAATTTACCGTTAAACTTGTATATACTTCTTCCAAAATCAATAATTTTAAACAAGCGACCAAATGTTGGCACCTTATAGTACTTCTTTTTGTAGCAGTAATAAATGAATTTTTTATTGGTATGATTATACATAACATTATTCGTGTGTAGGTCGTTGTGCGTTAGATTAAATGCCTTTTGATACGTAATTAAAATCATAATTATTTGCATAAGCGCAGAAAACCATTCCTCGTTGCTTAGTTCGACGTTCTTTAGAATTAAATCGTCGAATGTATTTTCACAACACTCCATACTTATAACCTGAACCGGAAATTTCGGAATAGTTGCGTTAATTCTCTCTTCCTCTTCATCATCAGAGTCGTCGTCTTCCCATTCACCGCTATCATCGCTATTATTTTCTACCTGCTCTTCGCAGTCGCTATTAGCATCATTATTTTTTACACCATCTTGACATACCTCTACAACATCTTCGTCTTCGACAGCTCCATCAGTACTATCATTTGTATATGACGATCTTGACGAGCATGTTGAGTTTGATTTTAGTGACACTCGATCAGTGCTTTTGTTGTCAAGCATATCAGAATCAGTCAGATCAACTAAATCAGTCAGATCAGACAAATTAATAATATCATTTTCTTTTAAATTATCCAGGCCGATCGTATTTTCTTCAAACACATTATCAAAAATTTCATTGTTGAAGGATTTTGCGGATAATTGCGACATGGCGCTTGTAGTATGTATCTTGATTGGTTTTAAAACCGGATTTTCATTTTGGATCAAATGGTCATAATCGTCAATTTTAAATAGGAGGTTTTTGTTCTTATTAAAGAAATCGGAATTGTTTAAATAATCAATGTCGTCATATACATTAAACATGAAATCATTCTTAATTCCTAAAAAGGAACCGTAGTAATCAATTCCATGTGAAAATTTATGGGTTTGCTTCAATCCGCTTGTCAAGAAGGTAAAAAAACCATCGACATATGCTGAATTGTTTGGGTCTACAAATTTTGCGTTACAGTCTAAATCGCTTGATGTTAATTGAGGCAATACAAACAAATTTTCATCATTGACATTATATTTACCTATCAAATATTTATATGGATCCAATAAGGGCGCCATTTTAAAAAAACCCATTACTTCCTTTTGTTTATTGTTATTTGTGTTCTTAACTTTGCACTTGTATATATTATTGTCATTTTCAAACTTATTCGCGTCGGAAAGATACCATTCATGATTCAAGTTTATGCCGTTATAATTGGTATCGTTCAATGAAAAAAATCGCGTATAAATTGGTATATAATTTTGCATTTCTGACATAAATAAAGAGTTTGGTTTTGCTAAACTATTAAAAAGTTCGAGGTTCTTTCGTTTTTGATAATTAATCAACATACTTTAGCTAATTAATATATAAATTATATGTGTTTTTAACTCATTGTATGTCTAAAACACTTTTTGTTCGTTATATCGGCATCTTCTAGTAATTATGTAATTGTTGAGGTGCTCTCGTTCTGTTAAATTCGTTTAGCATAATATATTTATTTTATCAGGTTATTAAAATGACATTAGAATTAAAAAAATTTGATATGAAAAATATCAGCTTTAAGCCAAATGAAAATAAGGGTCCGGTTGTTGTTTTGATTGGTAAAAGAGACACTGGAAAATCTTTCTTGGTCAGAGATTTATTATATTATCAGCAGGATATTCCAATTGGAACAGTAATTTCGGGCACGGAGGAGGGTAACGGTTTTTACGCAAAAATGGTGCCCAAGTTATTCGTTCACAACGAGTATAATTCGGCTATCATTGAAAATATTCTAAAACGACAGAGAACCGTTCTTAAACAAATTAAAAAGGAAATGGAGACATATAAACGCAGTAATATTGATCCAAGAGCTTTTGTTATTTTAGATGATTGTCTCTATGACAATACATGGTCGCGAGATAAATTAATGCGTTTGCTTTTTATGAACGGAAGACATTGGAAGGTAATGTTGGTGATAACTATGCAATATCCCTTAGGTATTCCGCCCACACTGAGAACAAATATTGATTATGTTTTCATTCTTAGAGAGAATTATATCGCAAACAGAAAACGAATCTATGAAAATTATGCGGGTATGTTCCCCACATTTGAGAGCTTTTGTCAGGTAATGGACCAATGTACCGAAAATTACGAGTGTTTGGTCATTAATAACAACTCAAAATCAAATAAATTGCATGACCAGGTATTTTGGTATAAAGCAGACAGTCACGGAGACTTTAGATTGGGGTCAAAGGAATTCTGGGACCTTTCTAAAAACCTTAAGGACGACGAAGAGGAAGAACAATATGACCCAAATGCTGCCAAGAAGCGAGGCGGTGGACCCAAAATTAGCGTGAAGAAGGCGAGTAAGTGGTAGAAAGCAAGAGTCCGCTTTTATAAAAATCTTGCTTTCCCAGGCGGGAAAGCGACTTCTGGTAGAAAATTCGCTATATTCAAATATAATATATAATATATTATCACATAATATATCATATGATGGGCGTTACAAATAAAAGTAAAAGTAATAAAAAGCCTCGTAACAAAACTATTAAACGGACTTCAATGACGCGCGCGACTCCATTCCCAATTGATGTTGTTTATACATGGAAGGGCGAAGACGTATCAAATGATAGAAGATTGGGATATAATCACGAACTACAATATAGCTTGCGATCTGTTCATTTTTTCGCTCCATGGGTGAATAAAATATTTATTTTGATGAATAGTGCGAAACAACCTAGCTGGATCAAGGACAACAGTAAAATAATAATCGTTGAGCATTCAGAAACATTCCCATTAGAAAAATATTTACCAAACACAAATTCAAACGCGATAGAAACAACCATCGCAAACATTCCTGGACTATCGAATCATTATATATATTTTAATGACGACATATTTTTAGGCAGAAGGGTAAAATATACAGATTTCTTTACAACTGATGGCAAAGCATTAATAGATGATTATTCGATACATACGAGAAATATAGTCAGGGGTGTTGGTGAAAATAAATTACTATTTGATGTACCAAAAAGTGCGGATAAGTTATACAAACACATTCCTATTTCACTAATTAAAAATTTGGTATTAGATTTTAATAACACGTACTCTGATTATATAGATTGGATACGTATGACAAAAAAACGAAAGGACAAAGGGTATGATATTTGCGAAAAGAATAACTTGCTTTCGCCTTGTCAGCAAATACACTACCCGATAGCAGAATTTATGTATTTACATAAGAAGGCAAAACTTGTCAACAATGAAAACAATACATTATTTTACTTATCATCCGCAAATGACAACTTTTCAGAAAGACTAAATGACATTATTAATAGACGGCCCAAGTTTTTTTGTATAAATGATGTAGAAACAGATCCCGCAAAAAGAAAAATTGTCGCATCTCAGATGTTGTCATTTTTTAAAAAATATTTCCCAAATAAGGCGGATTTTGAAAAATAAAGATACGCCAAATTAAGTAAAAACAAAATATAAGCTAACAATCTTCAAAACTAATTGTCACTGGATATTTAATATAACAATAATTACTCCATTTTGTTCCTGGATTATTTAATTCACACCAATCAAATAGAATCTTACCGTTTGACGCTTTAATAGGCAACCGCTCCCATAAGTTATATTTAAAATGTAACATTATATTCATAATTCCCATTTCATTTGTTTTACACAAGGTATAGTTATTCATCGCTTCTATTAGTTGCGTCTTGTCGCATAGTCGCAGTATATTTGTATCATATATCCACATACAATTAAGCATATAATTCGAAGTCAAAATTTGATCACCGAATTCGCGCTGCAAATTTGCTATTAGACCGAGATTATCGCAGCTCAATTGACATTTAAACGACGATGTGTCATCATATAATTTGCCATCCTTTGGCGCTAATATTCTATCCTTATATTCGAGTTCAAGTAGATATTTAACATCATCTAGAACGCGAAGCCCCGCATCTAAATATACAACTCGAGACCACCGCATAAAATATTCGTCGAATACGTGTAATTTTTCCCATTGGTTTAATTTGTTAATTTCTCTCTTATCCGTCGTATCTATAAACCCATTGAACCCAATTTTTTCAAGTAGATTGCTCTTATCTATCGAAGGGAACGACACTTCGGTTACATTATAAAACTCCATAAAATTTTTATTCGCACTGAACCCAATAGTTATTAAAACAATTTGACCACGCCAGTTGCCCCTTGTCCTCAAATCAATAATGGTTCGTTTGGCTCGGACAAAGTAACCCGTGTCAGTGATTAGTGTAAATACAGTAGAGTCTTTGTTTCTCTCTTCTGTTATAATCACTTGTGCATCTTCTACTGAGTTATAAAAGATGAATTGATCTTCTGCTGTAACCTTGTGAAATGTTATTGCGTTTTGTAATTCCATTTCGTTCGCATGCAGACCTACATTGAATAAATCGCTGTTAATTTGATTTATCTTTGTATCTTTTGACATCTCTTGTATCCACAACCCAATACACAAGTCGTCGCACCAATGTTTAAAACAATTATTAATTCCATTTTGTTTTACATAGGTTGTAATTTTGGCATATAACGCGTTTGATATAGCATATCCAGCCCCTCCGGACATATACAAACAAAATTCTCTCTTTATATGATCTAACTCTTTGCCAATGTAATAACAATCTTCACAGTTATAATTTGTTAATAAATTTTGCAGTCTGTTTTTATAAACAAACGTGTCATCATCGATAAATATATACCAGTCATAATGTGGTATATTCATGTTATAAATAAAATGGATATATTTCCATGTTATGTTTTTGTCATCGTCCATAGCATACCATCCAAATTGCCTCTTCGAGATATCGGGTCTAGATGTTAGATAATAAATATCCTCATTTGGAACGTGCTTTAAACATGAATCAAGTTGAAATTTGACTCGATTATCGAGATACTTATCGCAGGTAGAAATAATATAACAAATTTTCATTTTTATATTATTTATAAAACGTTTTTATATGTTTATTTTTAATACTGTTATCATTTAATTTTCCGGAGTTTTTAATCAACCTGTTCAAGGTTGTTTTTTTGAGCGAATG